GGAGATTTGTTATGCGTGTAAAAGTTAAGAATCGTTTGTGGGAAAAGCGTCACCTCTATGCTAGCGGAGTTCAGAAAGAATTCTTCTGGATAGAAGGTGACATTATTGACACTCCTAAGTGGGTTGACTATCCTGCTTTGACAATCCGTACAGGTCCTAAGCGCTATAATTTTTCTGTTATAGACTTAGCAATGGTTGTTGAGAAGGACGGTGACGCCTTTACTGCTCCAGTTCAAAAGCCAAACGCTAAGATAGTTAAGGTCAAAGGTTCAAAGGGCGATATATATACTGTGACGATTGGTTTAAAGCATTCTTCATGTACATGTCATGCTTTTCAATTTCGTCGTTCTTGTAAACACATTAAACAGGTTATGGAAGCGGCCTAGTGATTAATACTGATTGTAGTTTTGTTTCGCATGGTTTAATGAAAATGCTTGAAAAAGAGTACGGCTACAAGTATATTTTTGACACTTGTCTTCCAACAACAACTGGGGGTTGGTCAGCGTTTGCTGCTGGTATATTCTATACACCAGAAAATAAATATGTAGCTTTTTATGTTGATGGAAGTAGACAAAATTGGATTCAGGTTGATGCAACAGAAGCTGTCAACGGAAGGTTCACTGGCATAAAAGCAAAAAATGGTGAAATAATATACAGTAGACATAAAACCCATCAAGCTATATCACAGGACAAATCTGTGTTTATTCTTGGCGGCCGTGAACGTGTTATTTCTTCACCAGCAGATCTTGTTGAGTTTGAAGTTGTTGGTGATAAATTAATGATTGTTGGAGAAGATAATGGAAATTGATCAGAAGATGCTCGATGATATGCGTGAGTGGATGCGTAATTATATTAATAACACGTGCATATATCGTGTGCAACCTGGTGAACTAGAACTTCCAAGTAAACATCCAGATTATACGTATGCATGGCAAATTTATCTACGTCGTGGTTTGTTCAATAGTAAATTCCAATCAATATTAGGTGTGTTGTTTTGGGATATGTTTCAAGCCAAATTTAAGACAGCTAAATTTCAAATTGCTGGATTGGAAACTGGTGCAACACCAATATTATCAGCAATCGTTAATGCAGCAAGTCTTTTTGATATTGAGTGTAATGCATTCAGCATTAGAGCTGACCGCAAGAAGTATGGGTTGTTTAATAGATTTGAAGGAATTGTTGATTATAAAACACCTGTGCTAATTGTGGATGACATTAGCAACTCAAAAGATACAATCCACAAAGCACTGTTTTACTGCACAAGTGGTGGGTTGCAGGTTGTACGCGATGCTTTCACGATTATTAACAAAGATCCAACAAACATTGAACAGGACAAGTACGTTGGCAACCAACTCAACGTAAAGAGTATATTCTCGCTCAATGATTTTGACCTCATGTATAATGATTATATTGCAAAAAATGGAAATATAAATCTTGTTGACTTTGAGCGTGAAAGAGGCGATAAATAATATTGCTGAGGTTGCTGACGTAAGTAGAATAGATGAACTGGACACGAGGGCAGTACTCGTCCGGTCCACCATTTATGGGCCGGAAATAGGATCGACAGGCATAGTAAAGACTGTACCGAGACCAAAAGCAAACGTATTAGATGCAAACGATAATGCACCTATCTCTCATGCACTAGCTGCCTGAGAATGAGCTCGGTGGGGAGCTTGGAAACAGAATCCCCACCACATTTTTTTTTGAGGAACATATGGTTTTAATATCTACCACATTCTTTGTAATTGTAGGTTATTTGATATTATCAGAAATCATGGAACAGGTCCCTTAGCTCAGCTGGATTATAAATAGACCTACGGACATGTATTAAGGAGGTCTACATGAATACAAGAGATATAGGTAAATTTGGTGAGCTTGTTGCTATGAAAGAATTATCAAAAATTGGATACGATATTTTACTACCAACATCAGATCATTTACCATTTGATTTTGTTGCTTATAAAAATTCAATGCTATTTAAAATTCAAGTAAAAACAAGAAGTAAGACAAACGGTGTTTTATCTTTCAAACTATCAAAAAACCCATATCCAAGATACAACGAAACAGTTCAAGGGCGTAAATATAGTGAACAAGATTTTGATTGGTTGTTGCTTGTTGACATAGAAACTGAATCAGTTTATAAGTTTACATGGGAAGATTTGATTGATAAAGAATCAATTAATCTAAGAATAGAAAAAACAAAAAACAATCAAACAAAAGGCGTTTGGATAGCAGAAAATTATGCGCTCGTAGCTTAACAGGAAAAAGCAACGGTCTTCTAAACCGTAGAGTACAGGTTCGAGTCCTGTCGAGCGCGCCAACAGACATTCAATCAGGAGGACTTAATGCAGCAAGCTGTTAACTATTCCGTCGATATGCTCAAACGTGCAGCTTTCACAGATGAACTTAACAAACTTCGATTACAGCAGCAAAGTCCTCCTAACCCACAAAAAGATAATACCGCAATAATAATTTATCTTGAAGAACGACTAAAAGAGATTGCCAATTTACATGGTAAGTGATATACTGGGGGAGTAGCTTAAAGGTGAAGCCGGCCGCTCATAACGGTCTGAGTGTAGGTTCGAGTCCTACCTTCCCCACCAACATTATGGAGTCTAATATGTCATTACAATTTGTTGAACCACCATTTCCATACATTGACGAAACGATCAAGCAGCTTGAAAAAGAACTTGATCAAGCTTTGTGGAATGAAGACCATACGCGTGCTCAACGTATCCGTTCACAAATACAAACATATGAAATCAAGTTATCGCTTGGCGAACAGTTTGTGGTATCGTTCTGATGAAATCATTCTTTGATACAAACAAGTTCATTGCTCAAATCAATGAGATGTGCTCGGGTGAGAGCATTGAATACATCGATGCTGTTATTGTTTGGTGTGAAAGAAACAATATTGAGCTTGAGTTTATTGCAAGCGTAATTAAGAAGGATCCTTTGATTAAGTCAAAGATCCAATCAGAAGCTGAACAACTTAATTTTATTAAACCAGTAGGATCAAGGTTGCCGATATGATTGCTAAAGTAAAAGAAGTTGAAATAGATCTTAGTGATTTTGACGATTGGGATTTGCAAGAAGAATTAGAATCTCGTGGGTATAGAATTGATCCACAGTTGGATGATTTTGAAGATTGGGAAATCTACGAAGAATTTGAAAATCGTAAACTTGATAAACAATCTGAACATTTAGAAGACTCAATCTTTGCACTTTATGAAGAATGGTTAGCAGATGAAGGCGACAACGACCGTCGATTTGATAAAGCACTAAGAGCATTCTTCTCAAAACACTTAGATAAGAATTTATGATGTCAGCATTTGAATGTTACCAGCAGTACATTGCGCTAAAGAACCACTTTAGCCAGCCATCATATGATTACTTTAAATACAATGGCAAGACAAACGCAACAAAGTCTAAATTCGATGTAAGGAAAGATCGCTTGTTCTTTGAAAGGTTGGCTAAACATAAAGATCCAATTGGGTTTCTTGTTGCTAATCTTGCAGAAAACAACAAAGCATGGATTCGTGATATTGCATACAGCGAGCAAGCAAACGAACTATATGCTCAACAGCAAAAGAGAATCCAATCACTTTCGTACTTGTTTGAAAACGAGCTAAACAAGCTAAACAAAGACTTTCCAACAAACTTTGAAATCCATAACAATAAGCAACCACAGCTTGTTAAGCTATACCTCCAAAAAGAGATATCACTTGAGACTCTTGCAATCATAATTGATCTAACAAAGTGTATTGCGTTCTTTGACAAGGAACTTGAATATGATCCTAGTTGGAATCCTCTTTCAATTAAGGTCAAGAAATATACACCTTTTATTCAGTATGATAAGAAGAAGTTCAAAAAGATAATTGTTGACAAATTCAAGTTAGGGTGATACTATGGCTAAGATGATACGTACAGGTGCCAACTCAAAAGTTCGAACCAATAAGAACGGTTCTACTTCAACTTATACTAGAGCAAAGCCAGGAAGTCCTTGGAAAAAAACTGGTGGAAGCAGTCAAACTCGTAAGGGCAAATGACTAAATACTACTGAGCGCCGATACAGCTCATATACAATTATACAAACACACGGAGATATACGATGACATCATTTTTACAACTCAAGAAAAATTCTGGTAAGGGCTCTTTAGAAACTCTTACAGCCGAGCTTACAAAGCTCTCTGGCAAACAAACCCAAGAATCACG